CTATGTATGTGTCTTCTATGACGTGAGGAGGGTTTTGGGCCCTCCTTCCCCAGAGGCTGTATTTATTCTGCACCCAGCCCCCCCTGGTGCATAATATGGGCGGCCTACTTGCGGCCGCCCTGGCGGCGGCGGCGGTTGCGCCCTTTACTCAGTGCGTAGTCGGAGTTCTCCTCAATTGCCTCAGCCTGGCCGTGGCCCGCACCGGTCGCACGGCGCGATCCGTTCTGCTGCGCCCACAGCAGCTGCTTGTGGCGGAGGTTCTCCTCCTGCGTCACGGAGGATGTAGGTGGCGGCCGCCCGAAGTTTTTCTTGGTCACAGGGCGCACGCCTGCTCGAGGCGCGCTGACCTCCACCCGGACCTCGTTCCCATTGGGCCGCTTGATAAGGAGGAGCTTGCGCTCCGCCTTGGGGAGCGGCGCTACCACCGCAGGGGCACCGACACTCACGGGCAGGGGTAGTAAGTCCACCGTGTCCGGGGACGCCTCGCCCCCTCCAACAAGGGGGGCCGCGAAGGCTGCCGCCTCCGCGACCAGCTCCTCATCCGCCAGGCCCACTCGCGAACCTGTGACCGACGGGAGGGCATAGCCCCAGACCGCCTCGTTGCGGCGCTCCTCCAGGTAGCGGTGCAGGCCGGCCAGGCAAAACTGGCTCAGCACCGCATCCGCTCCCGCGAAAACAGGGTCCCCGGCAAGAAACCCCAGCTGAGACATGGACGTGTTCAGCTCCGCCGCCGTCGCGTCACGTGACGCCTGTCGCGACAGCTCAAGTGCTTCAGCCCGCATGGCTTCGTAGGCGGGGGTCAGGTGCGCAGGAGGAATGCCCATATTGGCCACGGTGGCCATCAAACGCGCGGCCTCCGTCAGCCGCAGGGAGGTGGCGCTAGCCACCCACTTCGCGTTCGGGTACCGCATCTGAGCCAAGGTGCGAGGTAGGTCGCAGAAAGGGAGCACACGACGCACCCCCTCCAACTCGACCACGTGAAGGTAGTACCCAATAAACAGAAAGGGCACCTGCTCCAGGTGCGCACGCACGGGGAACAGCTCGTCCTCGTGTTGGACCACCTCCGAGTATTGCTCCAAGCGCACCGTGAAATGCAGGCGCTCCCCCTGGCGAGCCAGCACTGCGGCGACGCCAGCCTCGTCCACCACATCAAGTTGTAGGATCTGCTTCGCCGCCCGGGCGATCAGAATCTCCATAAGCACGTCGTTCACCTTGCTCTGTAGAGGCGCACCGGAGGGACCGCCGTGGCGCATCACGACGGTGGCCGCACCTGATAGCACGGTCAGGCGCTCACGCATGTATTTGTACCAGAGTTGTGCCCACGGGGCCGCGTCCACCACGGCCGACAGCTCCTCCCGGATGGCCTTGTGCACGGGCAGGGTGACGTCACCATGCTGTGTCAGGTCAAAAGCGGAGCAATCCAACGCGAACATCGCCGAGTGCTCAACTCCGTCACGGACAAAAGTGACCACCACCCAAGAGTCATCACCCACGTGCACCCACGATATGCGGCGCTCCGCGTGCTGAGAGTCAAGGTGCTCCTCGAGGGCGGCCGTGAGGTGGTCCGCGCCTCCGCGAACCAACCCCACCCCCTGCGCTGTGCGGCGCATGGGGTCGTCCAACACGTTCACGTAATTCTTCTCCAGTACCTGCGTGGCCTGTTGCATTAGCACCGTAAGCTGACGTGGGAGCACGTTGTAGAACCGCAGCGACCGGTGCAGCATCTTGCCTATGTCGTAGTAGTCCGCCTTGCACTTGCCCTGTACCGCCACCAGGTATGGGCGGGTGGTCATCATATCATCAACCCACTTCCAGACCCCCGCGTTGGTGTCATTGCGGTACGCGCGCAGGATGGCCAGGCGCAGCTCCGCCGCCATCTGCAGCACCATGGTGCGGTCGTTCTCGTTCGACCACTTGCCCATGTTGGGGTACCCGTTGCTGGCCTTAGGGTTCACCTTAACCCGGTCCCCGGGCTCCTCTCCGTCCAAAGCCAACATATCGTAGGGCCTCTCGGCCCGCGCCGCGTCGCTCAGCACGTCCAGCCCGCACGCTCTGATCGCGGCCCGAACCTCGGACCCAGTCGGAAGGACCAGGCGCGCCCCTGAACCCAACCCAGGATAATATTTTTCGATACGCCCAAGGGTGTGCGCCGCACCTCCAGAGACCAGTATGGTTGTCGCCGACTTCGCGGCCACAGCAGGCGCGGACCCGAACAGCCGGCCTCCGGGGAGGGCGTTGTAGCCCGCCTGCACCACCCGAAGAGCCTCGCTGGACCGCTTCCGAAATTGGATACCTCCTTCCGCGGCCGTGGCCAAGCGTGGGGTGATCTTCTTCCGGATCGGCGCTTTCAGCGTGTCCGACAAGTACTCGAGCGGTATATTGAAACTCGCTCGCTCCTCCATCCCCTTGCTCCGAACGAACTCGAGCAAGTACTCTGGGGTGCGGGGAGGGTCCAAAGCCATCTGCAGTTGGTCCTCCTCCTCATCCTTGGGGATGCGCAGTCCACGCAAGTACGTGAACACGTTCGCATCCGGCACGGGACCGTTGGGTTGGGTCGCCTTGTTCGGGTTTTCATTTACGTTAACGCGCGGTTGACTAGTCGGGTTGCTCATCTCATGTATTTGGTTGTGCTTCCGGTCGGTTGGGGCCGGTACCGTGCCTGACCGAAGCCCGATCGATCCTGGATAGAATCAAT